TCATGGAACATATGCATGTCTTTATCTGCGAGGAGATGTTTGCAAGACTGCCTTCCGGTGCTTAGTGAAGTGCCTAGTAGTAGTAGTAGTAGTGACTCACTACGTTTCCCGTAGTGAAGCTGGTGAAGATCCTTGGACTTCATTTTCGATTTGAGTGGTTTCCCGAATTCTTTCAGAACCTCATCGAAGCTCTTCAGCGGTCGGATGACTTGGACATTCGGGTAATAGTTTTCTTTTACCCATTTCACGAAGTCCACCGTCACACCAAGTTCAATTCCCGTGTTGCTGAAGACCGCTGGAATATCACCAACAGTTCCGAGTTCCTGACACTGTTTAATGAGTGCCAGCAGAACCGTAGAATCTTTTCCGCCACTGAACGACAAGTAACATTTGCCGTCTGTTTCATTCCACAATTCTTCGATTCGGTGCTGTGCGGTTGTCATCTTTTCATCCAATGACATCAGCCGACCTCAGAACGGCAAATCTTCAAGGTGAAGATCATCAGCCGTTTCTTCTTTGCAAAGATATTTATCGTGATATGTGACAGCCACAGCCATCGCTTGCCAGCAATCCCGTTTGAACCCGTAGAAGACAGATGGGTTATCCTTAGTCCCCTTCCCGTGATTCGAATAGCCATGAGCAAACCTATCTACCAACGCCTGACGGATCGTTGCATCGTTGGCTTTGGGACTGTGACAGATGGTGATTTTTTCTTCTCTGCGATACACAAAGGTTTTTTTCGGGAAGTTTTCCAGCCTTTCCCAAAACCGACCAATCCAAACACAAGTTTCGAATACATCTCGTCCGACAGGCATTCCATAAGATGCGACCATTTCGATTGCCACATCTATGCTTTCGTCAAACTGTCTAATCCTGTGTCCAGCAATCGCCAAGAGTGCATTTGAGACAAGTTCATCGTTGTTTGTCTTTTCAAACGCAATTGGTTTCAATTCGGGGTTCAGAAGAACATATGCGCTTTCCGTAGGACCAGGGTCGATTCCAAGGATGTACGGCTTATTCGCCATCCTTTACCTCTCCGGTTTCGGTATCGACCACTTCGACATACTCGGTTTCATCAGAAACAAGCGACATATCCTGTGCCATATCCGTCTTGATGGTTTCGTCTTCCGCAATCTTCCGCATGATGTCTGTGGACAGAGGAGCGTACTTCAGAACCTTCTTGATGACAGTCTTCTTTGCCATCTCAGAGAAGTTTGTCTGCCACGGAGAGAATCCGGCATTGGCAGCCTTGCTGAACCGATTCATGTGACGGGTGATGTCTTCCTTAGACATGACCGTGAATCCTTCACCACCGTTTACAAGTTTGAAGACTGCGTAGTAGTAGATCACTTCGCCACGGTCTTTGATTGCTGGCTTATGAACAAGTTTCGGTTCAAGTCCAAGTTCATATTCGAACTCATCGTTTTCGTAGACCTCTTCGGCATAGATTGTCTTGACCTGACCTGAACGGTATGCGAGATCAATCAGTCCTTTGTAGCCAATCTGAAACTGTGCCTCAAGCGTTCCCTTGTTCTTGTACGGGATAAGGTACGCCTGTCCGAGCGGAGTGTTCGGCTCAAGACCGAGCTGCGCAGCGTTCATCATTCCGGCGAGAAAACTGTTCGGAGTACACTGCTGGAGCTGTTTGTTATTGCTGATTGCAGACAGGACGATACGGCTGAACCGCTCCGGTGTAATCGTGTTCGGCAGGGCCTTTTTGATTTCAGGCATCATGACCGTCACATAATCCTTCATTGTCTGCGGTGCTTTCTTAGTCGAAACTGCGGTATTATTCGTAGCCTTTGCTACAGGTGCTTTTGCTTCCTTAATTTCTGTCATTTTTTAATTTCCTCTTTCCCATCTTTTGAAGTAGCAAGATCCATCGATGAGCATTCCTTTGTTGATGCACTCGGTGTATTTCTTGCCACCGCTCTTGAAGAATTCAGCCTCAACGAGGACGAATCTTGGATATTCTTTGATGACCGTGACTTTGTCCGGCAAATGCGGTGTCATGGTGGAGATTGTTTCATTCCATGTGAATCCGCTCGTACACTGATAGAGAATGTCTCCAGGCTCTAAGCCAAGAGTGGTGTCAATGTTCAGCATCAGAGCGACTTCTCCACAAGACGGAATACTCTTGTGCCTTTGGCATTTGCCTTCCACGAAACAATGAACTGTCCGGTTTCGCCCTTCTCAGCTTCGCCGAGAACTGCTTTGATTTCGTTCTGATACTTGGTCTTCAGTTCCTTCAGATTCTTCTCTTGTGTACCGAGTTCAAGCAGGGCAAGCAGTGTGTCTTCCTGTGCTTCAAGATTTACTGTTTCGCCCTGATGCTCTTCGGGATACATCTGCTCAAGCGTTTCCTGTGTAGAGTCAGATCCATCGATTTCAACAGGTTCACCGCTCTGCACATGATTCCAAAAATCTTCACATGCATCGAGCATCCGTTCGATTGCCTCGTCATCTCTGCTGATCTTTGTGATGTAGAAACGGTTATCTCTCTTCGTGGCGAGATACCATGTGTCCCATCCGGTCAGAAACATGTAGAACATGCACTGCCAATAATGGGATTCGGGAATTTCACCATCGTCATATTTCGTCTTGTTCCATGAGCTTGTGGTCTTAATCTCAAGACCCCACTTTCCCTTGGAAGCGATGCGGTCAACGTGTCCTCTGAGGTACGGATATTCCTTGCATCCGTATGCGTAATTGGATTTCTTAACCTTCAGTTCGGTCTTCATCGTGAACCGCTTGGCGATGATGTCCTCTTCCATGACACCAAACCACACTGCGTCCTTGTCAGAGATATCCTCGACTTCAATCAGACCTGTCTTCTCAGCCCACAGCGTGTAGGGTGACTTCCACTGATTGACTCCCATGATTGTGCCGATATCAGAACCGCCGATGTATCCGTTGCGGTTTTCGATGTCCTCACGAACATTTGCGACCTTGGTCTTGGTCAGATGGTATTTCTTCGATGTCATAACGGAAGCCTCTCGTTATTGGAGAAGAAGTCCAACGCTCTCTTGCGTCTGTTGCTGAACTGCTTCTGACGGATCTTGATGAGCGATCCTTCTTTCCCGATGGACTCCATGATTTCGTCTTTATCACGGGTCAGGCGATACCCCTTGCGACCGCTGATGATGTAAACGTTGTGTTCACCGTCTTCTCCGAATTTGTTGTTCCAATCACGGACGAGCATCTTCAGCCCTCTAGGGTTGTCGGTGATTTCGGATGCGGTCTGCCAATAATACGTGATGCCGAATACATTCCTTGCCATATTACTTATCCTTCCTGTATCTCTTTCCTGTTCGCTGGTATGTGTTGTTTCCTTCCCCTCTTTCGCCATCTGTTGGAAGGAAGAAGATGAACTTGTTTGCTCTGTCGATTTTTCGTTCGTACACCGCTCGTTCCGATTGGTAGACAACCGCTTCCGCAGACAATGGGCTGAGTATTTCAAACTCCGGTGTTTGAAACCACTTGAGGATTTCACGCTCCTCTGTCCTCGCCCGTCTCATTACTTCGTTACGGTGATAGCCAGGGTGGAATGTCCGGTGGTCGTAATTCTCTGTTTCCTTGTAGTGCTTCAGCTTCTTTCGGCAACGAGCGATTTCCTTTCGAAACGGCAGTGCCTCATCAAACAGGTCTTCGATTTTCTCTGTTGCTGTTCGAACCTTCCTTTCGTTCCTCGCTCTCTCGTTTCGGATGTCACTTTGCAGTTCTTTCTTCATCCGTTCATCTTCAGACGATCTCGGCTTCCACTTACGAACCCTTGCGAGTTGTTTGTCGTTTTCGCTGATTCGGTTAAGTGCTGCCGTCATTGCATCCCTGTTTGTCTGAATTCGCTTGTTGATGATCTCCATCTGCTGTTCACAGTTCCTCAACGATTTCCGGCACTCTCGCTTTTTGCTTGCGTGCGACTCCAAGAGATAGACCCACTTTTTGTACTGATGGTCAGCAACCTTTTGGTAGATCCGGTCAAACCGGCCCATCTCGTCATCTCTGTAGAAAATCTGAACGATGCAGTAGTCTTCGATTGCCCTTGCGACAATTGCTCCGGCGAGTGACTTGTAGCATTCAATTGGCGCATCCTCTGTTTCCTGTGGCTCGTATGGGAATCCCTTTGAATGTTTGGTCATATCCACATGACCAGGAACAGAAGACCGACCGCTAACGATGCCCCAAGAAGCATTCCAAACCACAGCCCTGCGTATAACTCCTCAAATGACGGAACTGTGTAATCAAACAAATCTTTCATGCCTGTTCATTCCTTTCTTTGATGCTTCGAATCAGTTCGTCTCTTGAGATTCCGGCGATTCGCAAGACCGTTGATACTCTGACCTTCGTCCGGTCGATGTAGTTGTTGCCAAGCTCGGCTCGT